TCCGCCTCCAGGCGACAGCGTTAGCTGATCGCCGACCAGCCAATGTTAAGACCAACGCATTGGCTACGTCCGTCACGTTCTAAGTGATTAGCATCACGCTGAATTTCTTCAGAGTGAGGCATAAAGAACTTAGACAGTGCCCCATAACCTTCTAGGTTATCCACAGGCTTGCGCTTGCGGGCAATGAGGGTTTTAACCTCAGTGCGATGAAGAGTGGGAGAAGATCTCCACTCTATCTCATCATAATTAAAGGTCATGAGACCCAGTAGGTCAGATCCATACGGAACTGCTGGTATGTGAATCAAGGAGCGAAGCTTCTTGGCCACAAACTCAGCTGTACTAAAATAACCAGCCTCGAAGAGGCGATTATGGAAGCTAATTCCGCTGATTATCTGATCTACGTGACTTCTACGCTCAGGTAGTGGGGTTTTAAGTTTGATCGGTTTAACCGATTCACCCTTAAACCACTCAGCGCCACACGATTCTCTGAAACTTCCGTTCCAGAAACTTTTGTTGACGTTGACCTTGAGACCATAGGTCTCAAGGAGTCTAAGCATAGAGGGTACTAGACTTACGGGGACAATTATATCGTCCCCGTATACCCTGACTCCATTATCTGGAGTCAAGGGATGTGGTGGTAAAACACCGTACGTCTCCTCCCATGCCATATGGATAATCGTGTAAAACACGAATGTCTCCATTGGGAATGTGAGAGATGAACCCATTGACGCAAATTTCTTAAGAGAGATAATCTCTCCTTCGACGTTTGCCTTCTCACTACGACAAGCAGAAATAACTTGCCTTAGGAAAGAGAATTTTGGAGAGCCTAACAGGCCCTCCATTATCAATTGGTTAGACACCCTATCGGAGGCTTCAGACAAATCTATAGTTGCGAGTTTTCCAGATTCGCAACCGATTTGGCTAAGCAGCCTGTTGAAGTCTTGAAATTCCCAGCAGCATCCATACCAATGGTGTGGATACTTCCTGAGAATGGACGACAACAAATGCAATATACCCTGTTGAACCATTTGGTTATATACAGGTTCCATTGCAATGATACGCGGTGCCTTGAGTGTTTTAGGAACTGTCGTAACCTTTGACGGGGTTTCGGCAGCGGAATTCAAGATTGTGACGGGGTCATCTAGTTCAGATACCTCTGAAGAGGTACTCAACAAATAATCCCAGAAAGGAAAGATATTTTGCAATCTTTCAGTCCACAATCGAGCGCTAAAACGGGAGTTATAACTTTCCCGCGTAGCGAGAGCGCCACTGGAATGGCGGGGCTCCAAGCTGAAAATCTGATTACTCAGATCTGTCAGCAGAGCACCGAATACTTTATCGGACATCCGTGCAAATTGACGGAGATCCGTTATAGGTATGCCTCTAATTCCCGAATCCGTTGCTATGTACTGTTCGATAGCGAGGGCTACCCTTTTGGGGGAGCACTCGATGTCGACTTTAGCGTCAACATACAAGATTTGACGTAAAGCTTTAACAGTGGAGGCAACTGCCTCCGGTAGCAACACACCACTATCGCTGAAGAGCAACTGGAAGAAACCACCCAAGAACTTGGGGATTTCTGAATCTTTTCGACGGCTTAAGCCAACGAAGAGATCCCGTCCAATCGCGCCTCTCTCGAGACCGACCATTAGGTCTTTCCCGATACTAGGCAGGGTAATCGTTAAAAACGATATACCTTCTTCAGCAACTCGTGCGAGAATTGTTTCCTCGTCACGAGAGGTGCTAGTACCAGTCTGCGCCCCTACTTCTTTAAGTAGGCAGCACGTGAGCTGTTCCATGCTTTTCATTGCAACCTCCATAATTGGGGGCCAGCAATCATGGCATGGCAACTCGCAGAGTTAAATTAATTGGTTAGCTTTCGCCACCAATCAATTTAGTCAGGAATGCTGCATTGGCAAAAGTAGTCAGTGCAGTGCTGACGTAACCGACAGTCGTAGAATCGATTCCGTTCTTCGGTGCCTCAATTACGAGGTACGTCCGAGTTTCGGCGACCATATTACTGGAAGGAACGAGAGGGTTTGCGACAGTGTCGACAAACTTCAACTCAACCTTATGACGGTACTTCTTGTCGAACGTGTGCTGGATGTCAAGTGTATACTTGCCATCAGCAGTAACGAAACGGCCGGAAGTGTCCGTCATCCCCACACGGGGAAGCGATTTTGCAATCGCATTAACGGTTACTGATTGTGGATCTGCGAGGGCCATAGCCCACTCCAATCTCGTCTCTCGACGATAAAGGTGTGACCGCTAACGGTCTGACAACAGGTCTATCCTGCTGCCTACATCCTCTAACTGAGGATGCGCGCAACGCGGTTTGCTCTCGTTAAACCAAGAGCAGCCGCGATGCTCCACTGGAACCCATTTAGGCTCCAAGTAGGGGACATATCATATGGTGAACCTGGATATCTTTGCTGGTATCTCTTTATCGCAGTTATCTGCATAGGAGATCCAATATAGTAGCCACCGGAACCATAGTTGAAATGACTATCGAACACAACGTCCGAATAGTATGTTTCTTCTAGGACTGCAGAACCTCGTCTCATTACGAGAGAGTAATCTGCAATAGTCTGTTGATAATCAACCAGACTACCGATATCTACAAACCAGTCAAGCATCCATGTCCACGGAGTCAGAGCATAGATTGTTGATTCGTCAAGATTGACGCCCAACAATTTCTGTGCCCGTTCGGTATATGAGTCCATGCGTGCGGTGTACTTATTAGGATCTCCAACGAAATGTTCGAACGTCGCTGACGCTCGTATCTCTCGTTTGAAGTTAGTCCTTGCAGTATACCCCGGGCCCTGGTAAGTACTACCAGGGTAACCGAAGTCAGCTCTAAAGTTGACTCCGGCATCCGAATAACTAGCTAGTGATCCAATAGTGGAACCTCTAGCAGTTACAGTCTCATCAAGAACAGTTCTTCTAGAACGTTTCTTGACGAGGTACGCACTGTCCTGAACAAACTGTCTGGTCAGTTTATCTGCCTTAAGCACAGCCTCCGACATAGTATGGAGGTCTGATGCTGTAGGCATGATACCAAACTGCGCATTCAGATAAGCACCGCCAAGTTCGCTACCTTTAGAAGGTAGGTAGTTGGTTAGGACTCCCAATTTTGGGGAGTCCTTAAGCTCACCTATAAAGCGAGTTATATTGGCGTCAGGGCGAACCGGACGATTATCGCGCATCTGTTGACCAGCTGCACCCTGCACTTCTGCGGCCGAAGGCCGTAAAGAGCTAGGGATGTAGGTGATATTCTCGATGCGAGCAGCCCCTTTACATAGGAATGGCACAACCGGGTTTACAGTTCCTTTAGAGGAATTGATCCCGATAGGCCCGTCCCATGAATTGTACGTTCTATAGTGAACGTCCCAACCCCCTCCCCGCGTATGCGGAACAGGGGTAGTGGCTGACTGGATTCGATCCAATGCTTCAAGCATTGAGGCCTCTTTTGCATATGAACCGTGCTTATCAAGAAATTGATAAGAAGCGACTTCAGCTGCTGATAGAGCCCCTGATCGAAAACCGTATTGACTCTCATTGCGTTCTTGATAGGGTCCGAAGTTTCTCGAAGACGAGAGGCCATCGGACAATCTCGTCCAACTTGTTTGGACGGTCTTATATGCGGATCCGCGTGACTCTGTCACGTATCCCATTATCCTACCTCGCAATCAGTGATATGTAGGCTGTGTTATTAGCACTGGTGCCCCGAAAGG